AACCACTTGCGGGTGTGCTGGGTTTCAACGACGCCTAAGTCAGCGCATGGAGCCTCGAAGGTGGCTTGCAAATAAATCGGCTTGCCCAGATCGCCACACTGCACCTGGAATACATAACCAGGGAAGCTGATCGCACCAAGGATATTTCGCATTTGCCGCAAGGACATCATGTTGGAAAACCTTGCTTCAAAGCTGAATACAAGCGATCAACCTCGGAGCCGACCAAAATCACGGACTTGGGAGGGATCAGGGCCAATCGAAGTTGGCGAACCTCTTCTCGGAGCGCGGCCAGCTCTTCTGCTACTGGATTAGATTGCACCATGTGCTCATCCATGAAAGCAGGGTCGAGTAATGGATACGCTGCCCTTGAAAAGGGCCTTGTGTTACTACTCATGATGCACCTCACAGATCCCACGCGTCAGCCCGTTGAAACGCTCCAGGAAATTCGCCTTGGCCTCTTCAGGCTGCTGCGGCTTGATTTGCCAGGTGGTCGGTGCGATGCCTGGAACAGACTCCCAATCCCACTCGTCCGCGTGATACGGCATGAGGTCGCGTTGCTCGGTTGCGAGCAGGATCAGGTCGGCGCGCTTCACTGATAGCGGAAGCTCAGCGGGCAATCCAAAGCGGGCCAGCACAGCGGCTTCAACGCGCTTTTCAATCGCCTTGTAATCGGGCAGCAGCTGTTTGAGCGGTTCAGACACATCGCCCACAAATGCCTCGGCGGCATCGTGCAAGAGCGCAGCGAGCGCGTCTTGCTGGGGGACGATGTAAGAAGCCAGCACCGAGTGCTGAGCCACGCTGTAGAACACGCGGCTATGACCGGTGTATCGGCAGATGTGAGACAGCGCGTGGGCGATCTCTTCAATGCCGAACTCGCTCTGCTCGGGCTCCAGAAAATTGAAGTAATGACCTTTGGCCGTGAGGATATCGGGGCGCATCAGAGGATCACCTCGTCCAGTTTCTTGTCCACGACCGGTTGAATGAGCCACTTCCAGATCCCGATCACGCTGGTGACCGTGAAGCCGAGTTGCTGGATCAGCAAGAACCAATGGCCGAACCCGAAGCTGAAGGTGATCCAGCCGATGTTGCTCACGAAGAAGAGCAACCAGCCCCAGCGAGCCGTGGAGCCTTTGAGCGCGAGCAGCAAGCTGCCCAGCAAGCCGCAACAGGCCGCGATGACTTCAACCACCACCAGAGGGTGGGGCTGGCCTGCGACGAAGTAAAGGACGGTCCAGATACTGGAGAGAGCGTCAGACATTGGTTGCCTTTCGTGAAGTGTTTTCCCAGTGAATGAGGTTGGCTCGCAGGGGCATGCAATAGAACTCGGCGTAAAAGTCGATCAGGTCTGACAGCTCTTTAAAGCCGCAGCGCCGCGCGAACTCCTCCATGCCCTTGCTGCTCAGCGAAACACCATCGACGCGGATCACCGGGAAATAGCGGCGGTAGTCGATGAGCACATCGCGCACCATCACCACGCGCCCGCGACCGAGCTTTGCGCCCCAGCACTCCAGCTCGACCATTTCACCGATCTGGATGCGACGAAAGCGGATCGCCTGGGTGAGCTGGCCGCTGCGCACCTGGTCAATGAATCGCGGATAAAAATTGATCTTTGGCATTTCGCTTTGCTTCAATAAGTGGCCCGTGTCGTGGGCCAGACGGTCGGACTCGGGTGAAAGGAGCAAACCCATCCGGCTGCGCGTGGTTTTGAGTGAAGGCAACGGCCTGTACAGGTGGCGCTGCTTTTGGTTCACCGGGGCACTCAACGGCTAATCCCCACGGGCCTGACGCGTCCCAGGCTGGCCCGCCACGCGTAGTTCACTTTTTGTCGGTGGGCTTGGTGTCGCTGGTGTCTCGGCAACACCACCAGAGGCCAACAATCACCAAGGCCCAAATCGCGATCAGTGCAATGGCATCGAAAATGGTTCTGTCCATGTTTGATCTCCGTTCGCTACTTCGCGAGCGCAAGCTCTGCGGCCACTTGTTTGACAACTGCAAGCCAGCATTGGCGACCGCCTTCGTCCAGCTCGTCCCAGCTCAAGGCATGGCCCGCCAGACCCTCGGCATCACTGCGCTGGGCTTGCTTCAAATAGGCTTCGTAAGCAGCCTTTGCGATCTGCTCTGCGGTTTTCATCGGGCACCTCGCGAGGAAGGAGCGGGCTGGTGCTTCTGGCAGATCGCCATAGCGGACGTCATGAAGCCACCCTTGTTGCAACGCCAGCCAGACATGAAGCTGGGATCGATAGGCACAGAAACTTCCTTGTGCTCAGCGTGGACGCAGTTCTTGCAACCGTCGCGTTGCCCCGCACTTTGAAACCCCATGCCCGACTTGGCGACCTGGATGGTGCTCATCGCGCGATGCTCCCCCAGTCGGCAGACGGTGCTGCGATGTCTTCAGCCTGCAGGCCATGCATCCAGTCGTGAGCCTGGATCGCAGAGTCCAGGATGTATTCATCGAACTCGTCAGGGTCGATGAAGGCGTCCTCTCCAAAGCGGCCATGCACCTGGTCGATATCCATACGCTCGTTCAGCACATCGATCTGCGCGCTGATCGCTTCGCGGTTGTCGTCGCCAAATGCCGTCATGGGCGGTACCCGGTCTTTCACGGCCATCAGGGCCGCGACTTCGGTCGCGATCTCGGTGTCAGTGCGGCGGGTGCTCATGCTTCGTCTCCCGCGCTCTTGAGCATGGCTTCGACCAGTTTGTCGACCTCGCTGTCCACCGGCTTGATCACGACCTGCTCACCGGCCTCGGTGACCGAGACGCCGATCTTCTTGAGGTCGGCAGCGCTGAGCTGGGCCAGCGCCTCTTTGACCGGGGTCTCTTTGTTGCGGATGAGCAGGTCGACCTGGTCAGGCAGGTGCTTCTTGATCCGCGCCACCACGGTGTCGGCATCGTCAAAGCTGATCGTGCCCTTGCCCTTCTGAAAACCCACCTTCACGCCGCTTAAAACCTGCGTTTTAGGCTTGGTGAAGCACTCGGGGTGGGCTTCGATGAGAGCCTGCAGGGAGGCTTGCGCCTCAGCGGCCTTGGCGACGGCCTTCTTGATGCCGGGGATGTGATCGCGCTGCAGCTGGGCGATGCCGTCATTGAGCGCGGTAACTTTCTCGGCCAGCAATGCGCGGACCTGGGCATAGACCTCGGCGCGCTTGCTGATTTGATCGATTGCGGACATTGGGGGAACCTTTCTTAAGTGGGCAGGTGAAGCTGGCCGCGCAGGTCGGGCAGCGCGACGTTTTTCATGCGGGAAATCTGAGCCAGGCTGGTCATGGCTCGCTCGTAGAGGAACACGCAGGTTTGTTCCAGCTCAGCGGCGGTCTCGGCCATGAAGTAGCCGGTCTGAGGGTGGGCGCAGATGTGATGGCCCTCCATCCGCAGCTCGGCCACGATGGCACGCACCTTGCGCTCCAAAGGCACGTTGGCGGTCATCTCGTTGGTGATGTACTGAACGAGGGCAGATACATGGATGCCGTTTTTCTGCCCGATGTGACGGCTCAGCTCGTTGAGTACTTGAGCGGGCGTGATGGAGTGCTTCAAGGTGGCCTCCGATCAGTGCAGTGCTGCGGGGTGGCACATTGCACGGCGCTCGTTGGCAGTTGCAGCCAGCGACATCGAGAGGCCCATCGTCATATTTGCGGCCTCTTGAATTCCGATAGAGCCCTCGCTGTGTCTAACAGCCATACGCGCGTAAGCGGTAAGCAGCCCACTCATTGCAAGATTGAAGTCGCCACTTCCACGGGCCTCGGCGATCAACCGCTCCGCCAACTGGTGAATCTCATGCTCGTACTGATTGGGTGAATTCATGCCATCGCTCCATGCGTTGTAGTGGTGAGGTGTTGTGCGTAGTCCCAAACCGAGGCGCAGCGGCCTCCGGGCAGGTGTTCGCCAAAGGGGATCAGCGGGCGCACGCGGTCAGCGGCACCAGCGCGCTTCTCGCGCTTTGAATCGGATGGATTGACCCGGCAGACATCGTCCGGGCCTGTGAACCAGCGACCGCCCCGCGCATGGCGTGGTGAGTTGTGAGCCTCACCACACTGGCGCATGTTTGAGAGCACGCGCATGAGCTGCTGGTATTCGGCCTTCGGGAAGGCGCGTTGGATATCCTCAAACGCGACACCCTTGGCTCCGTGCTGCTTCAGGTAGTCACGCAGCGCTGTGCGCAATGCAGATGGAGTCGCCATTTCAGCCCCCTGTCCACAAGCCAATTAAGTGGCTCGCGATCGACTGAACCCAAGGGCACACGCGATGGGCGTCGACCACCAGCACCAGGGCTGCGGCGACCATCACGAGCAGGAAGACCGGGTTGCGCAGTTCGTCGTAGCCGGGATTCAGCGTCTTGGACCCACGGCGCACCTTTGCGTTGGCTCGTGCGATGAGGCGCTTGGATTGCCAATTGATCAGCGCGCGGCGCATGCGCTGAAGTGATCGCTTGAAGATCAGCATATGCAGGCTCCCTTGAACATGGTCCAGTCCATCCAGGCGTCGTACACAGCGATACGCCGTGCAACGCCATAAAAGCGCTCCAGGCGGCGCGCACGGCGCTTGATCCAGGCCAGCTTGTGCAGCGGCGCGTTGAGTTGCTGACTCATGACTCACCTCCGTTTGCCGAGGGGTTGTTGGGGCAGGTCCTGCAGGTACGCCAGATCCGCACACGCATGGGGTTGGCGCTGTGGAACGGCTTCTTGCGTTCGTCCTGGCAGATGCGGCTGGTGATCTCGCCCAAGATCGGGCAGGCCACCGTCTGGTTGAGCAGCTCACCGCGAATGCGTTCGGCCAGGGCTTCGACGTTGCCGATGTATTTGCCTCGAAGGGCTGCGCTGATCGCGGCATCGCTCACGTCCAGGCGGCGGGCGATAGCGGCTTGCGAGCTGGTCTTCTTCAGCTCCAGCAGCGCGTCGAGCGCGTCCTGTGGAAGTGCCTTGACCTGTGGAGATTTAGTCGTCGAGGCCATCGACCACCTCCTGCACCGGTTCTTGGTAAGGGAACTCACCTGTGTTGCGATCAACCACCACCTTGCGGCGCGTCAGCGCAGGCGGGAGCCGACCGGTGTACCGCGAGAGCGTGTATTGGCCCGGCAGCACGCGAGTGGCCTCGCGCAGCGTTGTGAGGTAGCCAGCGTCCCGCAGAGCGCGGATGTAGTGCCGAGCCGTGATCTCGCTCACTGGCGCTTGAGGGTGGCTCGCTGCGCGCACGATGTCGCGGACTTCAAAGCGCTTGAGGCTGCGCATCGCGCGCCACATCGCCAACCGCCCCAATCCTTGCAGAGCCTTCTTGCCGCCCTTGGTGATGCGAGGGGCTTCAAAGTCGGTTTTGACCGTCTTGTAAATCGGTGGCTCGTGGCGATTACCAGCGCCTTTGATCTCGACATTCCCGACGATCTCCAGGTAGCCCGCCTTGCGTAGATCACGCAGGTAGTCAGCCACGATCTCGTGGCTCACCTTGGGCTTGCAGCCATCCTCTACCTGCAGCGAGGTGTAGGTCTTGGTCATGCCGAACTTGCGCACCGACTGCCACACGCGCTCGCGTGGCGTCAGCACACCAGTGGGCTGCAATGGGTCTTTCTTGCGTGCGCTCACAGGCCAGCCCTTCCAGGTGCACGGCCCGTGTACAGATCCACATCGCAGTTGGCCGGGGCTGCTTTGGTGCCCTTGCGATCGCACCACCGCTTGATGTTTTCAATGTTGACCACCACGCGGCGGGTGATGCCGCGCGTCTCGCTCAAGATGCGCTTCTTCAGCTCGGGGTCAATCGAGATCAGGGGCGCGTATTGCTTAGCCAGCGCGTCGAAGTCGCTCGGCGTGCAGGCCATTGCGGGCTGCCAGATCAGCACGCGGTTGTCGAAGCGCTCGTGCTTCTTGAGCTTGTTGGGCAGGTGCTCTTCGCCAATCAGCAGGATCGCCGCGCCCGATGTGTCATGCAGGTCGCGGATCAGCTCCAGCGGGCGACCTTCCACCACGCGGTCAACCTCGTCCACGATCAAGGGGCGGTTGCTCAGCGAGAGCACCTCGACAATCATGTCCACGATTTGGGGGATGTTCCCCTTGGGCGTGATACCGATGGCCTTGCAAATCTGCTCAGCGAGACTCTTGGTGGTCTCATAGCTGCGGCAGCTCACATAGATGCCGTTGAATCCAGCGGGGTGGCTCGCATACGATGCCGCGAAACTTTTCCCCAGCCCGCTCGCGCCATAGAAGGCTGCGATGCCTGGCAGACCAGGAGCGCGCGTGGTGAGCTGCTCCATCGTGGCGTGCGCCAGGCTGATATTGCTGATGGGTACGATCTCACCGCCACCCGTTGCCATCACTGTCTTTTTGGTCATAAAATTGCTTCCTCAACTTTGGTTTCAATACCTGCCCGGCTTGGCCCTATCCATGCCGGGCTTCTTTTTTGGTCAGCCGTCCGATCCGGTGAGCACCTGATCTGCCGTCAAACCAAAAGCCTCGAAATACCGCTGCATAGAACCGTGCTCTGTGCCCTGCGGATACCCCTCAAACCAATTGCGCTCATCTGCGCTGAGCGATTCGTTGCGCTGCACGCGCTCTTCCAACTTGAGCCAGCGCGCGTAGCGCTGCTGCGGTGTGTCGTTGAGCTGGCTCACAGGCGCGGGCTTGTTCATGCGCTCTTTGAAAGCGGCCTGTGCAGCTTCGAGCTGGGACGCGTCGACCAGCGGCGCATCAGCGGCTTTGATCGACTCAATGGTCGAGTTGGTGTGCTCGGGTTGAGGCGCGGCGCGCTGAATGGAGACCACGTTGGGCGATAGCGCCACGGCCTCTTCGGTGCGTGTGCGGTTGATCGAGTCGATGGCCTCGCGGGTGTCGAAGCTCTTCTTGGCGACGCGCAGCTCGCGCTTTTGCTTGCGGATCACTTTGGCCTGATGCTCGCGGCGTGCTGCCGCAACCTCGGCGCTGTTGATGCCCAGGCGCTCGTAGTCCAACGCCTCGCAGATGAACTGGCCGTCCAGGTCAAACACCCAGCAGCGGCCAAGGTTGCTGTCATCGACCTTGACCTGCACTTGCGTGCCTTCCATGCCGCCGAGCTGGGCGGCGTTGTAGAAGCCGCCGCTGATCTTGATGCCCTTCTTGCCGATGGTGCGCAAGCCGCTCTCGGCGCTGGGAGCCAGCAGCACATCCAGCGCGCGCTCGTCAATGGTCTTAATCTGGTGGCCTTCGACCATCTGCAGGGGCGTGAAGCCTTGCAGGTAGTCGCGGGGCTTGTTGTCCAGGCGCTTGCAGAAAGCGTCGAGCTGGGATTGCAGCTGCTCCGGGGTGAGGCGCAGATCGACTGTGAGCGTGGCATCTTTGAGGATGCGCTCTGCAAAGCCCTTGCGCGATTCGATGCCCTTGCGGTCGGCAACGCTGTGGCCGATGTAGCCGTCCAGCAGCTCAAAGAGCTGGTGCATCAGGGAGCCGATCGCGCGCTCAATGTGCGGCTTTTGGTGGGGCGAGAAAGGCGCGCACAGTGGATGCTCAATCGACAGGCCAAGCAGCGCGGTTTCCAGCACCTGGGCAACGTAGTCCGCGCCGTTGTCGGTCTTGATCGACTCGGGCACACCCCACTTCAGGACGGCCAAGCGGATCAGGCTCATGATGGCGTTGGCCCGGCTGGTCCGCGTGACGATGAACAGGCGGCGGCGCGTGTACACGTCGATCACGCCCACAATGTGGTGGCGCTTGCCATCGGCGAGCATGATGTCGCCGACCGTGCTGTCCATTTCCCACTTCTGGTTGGGGCGCGTGATGCCTTCGCTGTAGGTGCCTGCCGCGCTCATGTATTTGTTGCGCCAGCCATCCGGGTTGATGGCCGCTTCAAATACCTGCTTGTTGTTTTCCTTCCAGTGCGCCAGGGCGCGACGGAATGCGCGGTCGCTGGGCAGGTCTTCAAACTGTGTTTGAAGCACCTCATAAATGGCTTGCGCTGTGAGGTGCGGCTTGTCCATCAGCATGGCGAGTACTGCCGTGCCCACCTCACCGGCCAGAGCCTTGTATTGGCCCTTGCGAGCGTGCTCGCGCGGCGTAATCGCTTCCAGGCCTTTCTCTTGCACGCCAACATGCCAGGCGCGCACCGTGCTGAAGGACAAGACCGGGAATTGAGCGCGCAGCGGGTCCGCTGCTTCAATCAGCTTGCCCTCGTTCCACTGGTGGCAGAAGGCGCGCAACGCGGGAGTGACCTGCCCGCCAAAGGCTTGCCAGAAGCGCTGGAACTGAACGAGCACACGCGCAACTGCGTTCTGACGTTCTTTGCGCCACCCGGTGACCAAAGCGGCGCGGCGTGTGGATGCTGCGCGAGACTGAGGGAGGGATTGGACTGAGCCTGCGGGCGACTGATCGTCATTCGCTGCCGCAAACTTCGCAGCCCACTCAAGGCGCGCGGCGGGTGGCAGCGCTTCGACCGCGTATTCCAACCCACCACCACGACCAGCGCGCGGCCTGCTGGGTAGGCCCATACGGGCTGCGGCTTCACGAGCGCGGCGCTCACTGCTTGGGAATCCGGGGAGCTTGGACAGCTCGGCTGCTGATGCGTATTGCGTCATGCACGCCCCCGTGTCTTGCTGGTAGGCATCGCCTTGATGCCTTTGAACAGGCGCGATGCCTTTTGCTCAAACTCCAGCTCGGGGTACTTGCCGGGCCACAGGCTGGCGACAGGGATTCCAGTCACCAGACTGATATGGCGCGCGATTCGCTTGGACGTGCCGCCTTGCACCACATGGTTCACACCCATAGGGGAAACATCAAGCTCGCGAGCGATCGCGGCTTGGGAAGACCCCTTTTTTCTAATGGCGGCTTTGATATCTTCGTGATGCATGGTTATCATCTAGACAAATCACGTTTAAAGATCAACTTGATTCGAATAGTAGTTCAAAACGAAACCTAATGCAATAGAAAGATTCAACATGGGGCGAAATTTAGGGAAACCCCTCACAGGCGTGCTTAGGCGGATGTGTGCGGTGGTGGGCGTCGAGGATGACTTGACCGCCTTGGCCGCAGCTATTCCTGCCCCCTACGGCACGGTGAAAAACTGGCACACCAGAGGGCGTGTGCCTATGGACGTAGTGCAGAAATTCGCGCGGGATCGGCGCGTCAGCCTGGACACGCTTCTGGACGAAGAAAAGGATCAAAGCGAGCTAAAAAAATTTAGCCCATCACCTTTACAAGTAACGTCGAAGGCCTCAAGCGCCTCCCGCAAACTTGAGGTACAAAGCGAAAGGGCTCATCTTTTGCAACAAGTTGTAAAAGAGGTTCTCAATTCGCTTGATCGCGCAAAGCTCACCCTACCCAACGACAAGATCGCTCAGCTGATCGAATTGATCTATGAGTACGAGGTCGGCAATGCAGCAGCCGGAGATGAGTCCAAAGTTGGCGAGACAACAGAAAGGTTTTTGAGGCTGGTATCCGGCTAGTTGATTTAAAGGGGGATTCGATGGGCTTCGATGGGGAAATAAACGGCAACAAGAGTGTCGTAGTCGGTGGGAACTTGTTCTTGGATGGGTTTGCGCCCGCAAGTCCGCCACCTGGTCGCGGGCGGTGCTGCCCGCAGTGCGAGCTGGTGACTTGGAGGCACTCCCGAGAGTGCATGCACTGTCGCTTTGATTTGTTCAGCTGGGATGCGTACCGATTCCACTCAGAGCGGATCAAGCGCCTGTATGTTGCGATGGCGGTTGTGGGAGTGGTCTCTCTCGTTTGCTGTTTGGGTGTTGCGCCGATTCTCAGTGCGCTCGGTTATCCGAACGAGGCCGTTGCAATGCGAGCTTCGCTGGTGCTGGGGCTCGGTGCAGAGCACCTGCTGATGCGGACGGTCGATGAACACCGCCAAATGAGGGCAGTCCTATGAAGCCCGATATGGAGCAGAAGCTGCGCGAGATTCTGAGTGAGGCCAAGCCAACGGATGCGCCACCGGAGAGAGCAGCTGTGCAGATCAATGTGACTGGAGACGGCAATATCGTGGTCGGCGGCGATCTTCGATTGACACGCAGGCCGATGGCTATCAGGAAGGGAGAAAGCAATGAGAAGTAGTCAAGTGATCCAAATGATGGTGCTGGCCGCGTCGGCGCTGTCGATTCAATCTGTGTCGGCTCAACAGGTCGCTGCGCGATCTGATCAGGGGCAGCCTGGAAACGACCTGGTCAATTGCGTTTGGGCCAATGGCTCCCCCATGAGCGCTGACCATTGCAAGCAGGCCAAGAAGGAAGAGCAAGAGCGCCTTGATAACCAGGCGCGCAAGGAGGCTGACCGGAAGCACCTTGAGGCCATGAGGGACAAGGAAGAAGCCGACGATCAGCGCCGAAAGAAGGCCTGCGGCAAAGACTATGAGACGCTGCGCATTGGCATGACCATCGACCGATATCGCGAGTGCTCACAGATGGGCGCGGCCTATGTGACCGAAACGGTCAGCGCCAACGGCGTGGTAGAAACCTACCGCGATCCGATGAACTACATTTCGGTTCGCAACGGGCGCATCGTCGCCATCACTCGCCGATAGTCACGGCACACCCATAGAGTGACGCTCGTCACTCTGCCGCTGTGAACCCATGCCCGGCATTCTGCCGGGCATGCTCAGCGCAAATCCCCACCCACTCAATCCACAGCCCGCAGCCGTTGTCCGCCGTGCGGTGGACCTGGTCGTTGTTCACTGCTCGGCTACCCCCAGCGGTAAGCCGCTGACAAAGGGCATGCGCGGCCAGCCTGGCTATCAAAGCCCGGCTCAGATCATCGACGCCTGGCACGCTGATCGCGGCTTCGCCCGCGACCCGGCTGCTGTGCGTGCCTTCAGCTCGCGCCTTCCACACATCGGCTACCACTATGTGATCGACCTCACGGGCGAGGTCTGGTCAGGCCGTGGGCTCGATGAGGTGGGCGCTCATGCCAAGGGCTTCAACGCGCGCTCGGTCGGGATCTGCATGGTGGGCGGCTTAGAGGCCGATGCACGCTACACGCAGGGGCAGTGGAACAGCTTGCGCGACGTGGTGAGCATGCTGCTCGTGCAATACGGCATTCCGCGCGCACTCCCACGCCGCATCGCGGGCAAGTCCTATCCGCAGGGCTACACGATGGTCAGCGGTGTCTGTGGTCACCGCGATCTTTCCCCCGACGCAAACGGAGACGGCCTGGTCGAAGCCTTCGAGTGGCTCAAGACCTGCCCCGGCTTTGACGTGGGCGACTGGCTCAAACGGGGCATGCGCCCCGATCCCAAGAACGTCATCAACTCCTAGGAGGGAGAAGGTATGTCTGTTATCGAATCGAAGATGCGCTTGCTAGTGGCAGCTTTGGGGCTAACCACCGTCTCTGCATCATCCACGCTCGCTGGCGCGTTCCCCTCGCTGCGGGGTGGGGGCCTTTCCGGCCCACGCCGCAGCCGTCAGGGCTGGACCCCGCGCCACGTGCAGCGCATGGCTCAGAAGAAGCGCAACCAGGCGCGTCATCGTGCAGCCACTCGCGGCAAGCGGAGTCGAGCATGAGCAGCAAGCGCTTCTACCGCTCCAAGACCCTTTGGTTCAACGCCATCGTGCTCGCGCTGGCTGCTGCCGAGGCTCAGCTCAACTTGCTCAAGGGTGTTCTGCCTGGTGACCTCTACACCTGGCTGGCCTTTGTGCTGCCGGTAGGCAATGCCGCGCTGCGCTTCATCACCAGCTCGGCCATCACGGTCAAGCCTGCGAAGGCTCCGACCGAGAGCAAATGAGCGCAGCCCGAGCCCTCTCACTTGTTGCGCTGCTGCTGGGCGCGCTTGCTGGCGCGTATTGGGCGGGCGATCACCAGCGCGACAACGCCTGGAAGGCCGCCCAGCGCGATGAGGTGATTGCAGCCAACAGGAAATACGCCGACGAGGTGAAGCGCGGCCTGGAGGCCGCTGGCAACTACATCGCCGATCTTCGTGAACAGGAGTCCCGATATGACGATCTTGAAACACGCTTCAAAGCGCTTCAAAAGCGCGTGCAATTGCTTGTGCAGCCAGCTCAAAAAGCTCCGGGCAGCGGCGTGGTTGTCGCTGAGCTGTCTCTTGGTGCTGTCTGGATGTGGAACAGCGCCCTTGCCGGTGCAAACGTGCCCGCCCATTCCTGCGGAGCTGATGCAGCGACCGCAGAAGCCTGCGCCCTTGGTTCCGGCCTCTCCCTTGCAGACGCCTGGGACAACCACGCCACCAACGCCCAAACCTGCGCCGCAGACCGGCTCCGGTACGAACGTTTGATTGACTACCTCGAAGGAAAGAAACCATGAAGAAGCTCTTTGCCAACCTGCTCGTCGCGTTTGTAGCGGCGACCGCGATCTTTGCGCCGCAAGCGCAGGCACAGGCGCTCGGTGACTACGGTGAGAACCAAGGCATCGACGTCATCTTCCGTGGGCAGACCACAAGCTTGGGCGCCAACGTCTATGTTGGTCTATCCACTGCCGCCTGCTCTGACTCCAGCGTCGGTACCGAGGTCACTGGCGGCAGCTATGCACGCGTGGCTGTTGCTCGCAGCTTGGCTGCATGGGCCGGTACACAGTCCGCTGGATCGACTACGGCCAGCACGGGCACCGGAGGTCAGACTTCGAACAATGCGGTCATCACCTTCCCAACGCCAACAGCCGGATGGGGAGCGGTGGGCTGGGCCTTTGTGGCGGATGCCTCAACCGGCAACAACATTCTGTTCTGCCAAGCGCTTACCACCAGCAAGACCATCAACACGGGTGACTCGGTCACCTTCCCGGCGGGCACGCTGACCTTCACCTTTCAGTAAGGCGACTATGCCCATCACCCATCCTGGATCGGTTGAATACATCCTGATCTTCTTCTCGGTGGACATGGACGCCATGTCCGCAGTCGCGAAGTTCAAAGTCGTTGTTGATGGCACCAAGGTTGGCGAGGTCGAAATCGGCGTGCCATCGGCCACGCTCGGCCCCATGCTTGCTGGCACTGCAGATGCAGGGAAGAGTCGAGCGGCAGATATCACCGACTTGATCTATCAGCACGCGATCAGCACCGAGGTGCTGCCGGGCACCATCGTTTAAAGGTTTCCAACATGGCCTGCCTAGGCGCGATCTGCTACGACCCAGCGACGGCTGTATCCAAGGCCACCACTGCGGCCTTGGCGCTTACTGCGCTGGATACGTCAAACCTGCGACTCACCTTCACAGCGCCTTCAAATGGTCGAGTGATGGTGCGCTTGCGGGGCATTCTGCACGGAGCAACAACGTTTCCGCAGATCCTGCTTGGTGTGCTTGAAGGGTCTACAGTTCGCGGTCGCCAAGCGCCTGTTGGCGGTCTTCCTGGCACTGCAGTGGCGACCACGATGCTCGCGGTAGAGGCCGTGTTCTGTGTGACCGGTCTTACCCCTGGCAACAGCTACACCTGGGATGCCGCATACGGCGTCGAGACGTTGGTGGCATCGACCGCCTTGAAATACGGTGGCCCCAACGACGCCACCGCGAACAACGCATTCGGTGGATTTGTTTTCGAGATCTGGGAGGCTTAAGCCGTGGCTGTTTCGGCCATTGCTTCGCTACTCCCCGCGCTGGGTTCGCCCAGCTCGGTGGGTACAGCTGCGCCGAATGTTTTGAATGCTGCCGCTGGTGCTGTTCAGTTCGGGACCGCTGCGACCACCACTGCGATCAACTCCACCACTGGCTCCACCTTTGTCATCTTTGCGGTGGCAAACATCAGCTCGGGCATCACGACGATCAACGACAACAAGGGCAATCTCTACCAGAAGAAGACCTACCGCGCCCAGAACAGCTCAACCGCATGGATCGCCATGTACGTGTGCGAAGGCGGCAATGGCGGTACTGGGCACACTGCTTCGATAGGCTCCAGCGCAAACGGCGCTATGTCTCTCTACTTGGTGGAGTTGAGCGGCAATCTGATGTGCCTCTTGAGCGACTTTGTTGACGATTCTTTCAACGCTACGACAACCTATCCCAATCTGTCCACCACAGACAAAGACCTGGTGCTTTCGTTCGCGGGGAACATCACGGGCGCAGATGCCACGGTTAGCAGCAAAACTGGCAGCATCATTGCCTCGGTTTTGAATGGGGCTACGGCTGGTACAACCGGTGTCGTTGCCGCACGTCGACAGCCCGGCAGTGAGATCGTTAACAACGTCTTCTCCTGGACTTCAGGGTCAACGCCATTCGTTGGTGGGATCATTGCGGCCTTCCGAACTAAGCCCTCAACCCTGAGTTGGAAAACCTACTCAGTAACGAGCGCATTTGCCGCTTCGATTCAGGCGACGTCAGTCAAGTACTACGCAGGGCAACCGATCATCGTTGAGTCACTCAGCGGTGTGGATCTTTCAATTGCCGATACAAGCACGCTGACCTGGAACATTGGTGCTGGCGGTGTGCGCGGAGATGGCAACTATGGTTATGTCTGGTACGCCATACCTCCAACAGACGGTGTGACCACCATCACTGTTAGTCGCTCGGGTAGCGACTGGATACATATGGTTGCCCGCGCATTCGAAGTTAATGCGGGCACGCCAGCAGGATTCACAACAGGCGCGGTCGGCTCGTACACCAGCGCGGCAACGCCCTTCAGCGCCACAGTCAATCCCACAAGCACCGGCTCTGCGATCTGGATGTCGTCGCAAACTGGTGGCGGTAATGCACCGACGGCAGGCTCCGGCTGCGTGATCGACCATACCGGTGTCGCTGCTGGTCAATGGACACTTGCCAGTATTCGACCGACCGCGAGCCCTCTTACATCCAGCTCACCCTTTACTCTGTCCGGGACCACAACGACCGACTTTCAGTGGATGGCGTGGATCGTCTACGAGGTGCCGAGTACTTACAGCGCGGCCAGCAGCGCCATCCTTGCGGCAGCTGCGATCGCACAGGCGAGTGCGTCAGCCCAGCTGGCTCTGGCAAAGCAGCTACAGGCTGCCGCCACGGGCGCATCGAGCGGCAGTGCGGATCTGAGCGTGGTGCCCGCTGGCACGGCTCAAACCCTCGCGGCTGCAGCACAGGCCCTCAGCTCGGCGACGGCTGACTTGTCGAAGGCCGTGGCGATGGCCATGAGTGCCAACGGGAGCGGCAGCGCGACGGCAGACCTTCTAAAAGGCGTCACGTTGGCTGGCGCGGCAATTGGTCTGAGCACGGCCACCGGCTCGCTGAGCCATGCGGTGCCGTTGGGTGCGTCTGCGGTCGCTGCGGTCTTGAGTACTGCGGGCTTGAGCTTGAGCGTCGCTCTTGCCGCAAACGCGATCGGCCAGTCCACCGGCTCGGGTTCGCTGTCTTTGGCTGTGCGCCTGGCGGCCTCGGCAGTTGCGCAGACCAGCGCGCAGGCCACGCTGTCGACCTCCAGCGCCAACCAGGTCAACCTGGCGGCAAATGCCGTAGCAGGTAGCAGCGCGAGCGCAGTGATCTTGCTGCAGGTGCCGCTCAGCGCAGCTGCGCTGGCAAACGCGCAGGCATCGGGGGTGCTCGACGTGCGCGTGAACCTTGGGGCCCAAGCGCTCGCCTCTTCATTGGCTGGCGCAAGCCTGCGCCAAGACGTGACCCTGGCAGCCGCTGGTGTTTCGCTGTCTCAGGTTGCCGCCGATCTGAGTGTGATGTCCACCGCACAAAGCTGGGCCACGGCACGCCGAGTGATCGAACGGGCAAGACGCTGGGAAGCCAACGACTCGCAACGCTCCTGGATCGCCTCTGAGAGCGCCCGGCGCTTTGCGGTCGAAGAAGGGACTGCGCGGAGCTTCGAGGTACGGGAAATTAAACGCATGCACGCAGCACTAGATGAGGACTACTCATGAAGCCAACGCTATTGGACGCCATCGACGTGACGGAGGTCACGCCTGTGAGTTTTCCGTATTCGAAGGAAATTAAGCCCGGTGAAACGATCACCAGCGTGCAGATTATTTGCACCGATGAGAAAGGTATCGACCTGACTCCAGCGCTCTTCCTTTCTGGATCGGCTTCGATTTTGGCCGACACCTCCGAGGTGATTCAGATGGTGGATGGACGCGTTGGCGGTCCTATTTACAAGATGAAGTGCGTCGCGACGATGTCGAGCGGGCGCAAGTTGACGCGCATCGCGCGCATGCCGGTTGTTGATTATTGAACTGAGGATGACATGACCATTGAATTGACCTTGACCAATCTGATCGCTCTAGGCGTGGCCTTTATAGGGATGCTGTGGGCGCTCTTCAAGGTGTTTGCCATCCAGCATGAAAAGGCGCTTGAAGCCCGCTTCAAGCTGCTGAATCAGAGCATGGAAAACATCACCAAGAGCCAAGGGATCGAGCGCGAGAACACCCTGCGCATCGAGCGTGAGCTGATGCAGTTCAAGGCCGAGCTACCACGCGACTACGTGCGCCGAGAAGACTTCATTCGTGCTGTGGGCACGATCGAAACCAAGATTGACAACATGGCTTTGCGCGTTGAGCGCGCAGTTCTATCAAAAGGGGGGGACGCATGATGAACGCAGGAATGCTCAAGATCCGCCGCGAGGCCATTCGCTGGCACTTGCTGGTGGGGATCAACCTTTCGCGTCCGCAAGGCATTTACACCACGGCGCTGCTGCCCATCATCCAGTCCGTCTATCCCGACGCCTCTGAGCTGGAGCTGAAGCGTGAGCTGGACTACCTGGAAGAGCGCGAGCTGGTGAAGATCCAGAAAGACCCGCTCGACCGCTGGATGGTTGACCTGACCCGCTGGGGCGTGGACGTTGTGGAGTACACGGTCGAATGTGATCCTGGCGTGGCTCGGCCCCGCCTGACCCAAAGCTGATCGGGGGACACCATGTCCAAACGAAGCACGGTTGAAACACTGCCTAAGGAGCTGAAGGAATGGCTGGATGGCGAGCTGGTCAAGCGCGGTTTTGCCAACTACATCCAGCTCGCAGCCGACCTCAAGGCCAAGGGTGCGGAGGTTTCCAAGAGCAGCCTGCACCGCTATGGCAGCAAGTTTGAGGAGCGCATGGCGCAGCTCAAGGCCAGCACGGAGCAGGCGCGCGCCGTGGTCGCGGCCAGCCCGGACGATGAAGGGGCGATGAACGAAGCGCTTATCCGGCTCACTCAAGACAAGCTTTTCAATCTCCTGGTCGATATGGAAATCGATCCGGCTTCAGTGAACCTGAACAAGATGACCAAGAGCATTGCTGACCTGGCTCGGTCAAGCGTGAGCCAAAAGCGTTATGCAGCCGAGGTGAAAGCGGCTGCACGAGAAGAGCTGCTACGCGAGCAACGTGAGAAGCTGGACGCATTGCCCAACAAGGGTGGCGTGACGCCAGAGACAAAGGCTGCTATCCGAGCAGCGCTGGGAATCGTCTGATGGCCGCAAGCAAGATCAAGGGCCGTGCCAAGTGCATTCCGAAGGATCGGGACGCCATCTTCTTGCCCTACCAGAACAAGTGGATCATGGATGAGTCGCGGCTCAAAGCGATGGAGAAAGCGCGTCAGATCGGGTTGAGCTGGTCTACCGCCTATGCGTCCGATGAGCGAGCTGCAGCCCAGGGAGCGCGTTTCGACGAATGGGTGAGCAGCCGCGATGATATCCAGGCGCGCCTCTTCATTGAGGACTGCAAACTCTGGGCCCAGGTGATGAACAAGGCCGCCAAGGATCTGGGCGAAGTGGTGATCGACGCCAAAGAACGCATCACTGCCTACGTGCTGCAGTTTGCCAGCGGTCGCCGGATTCATAGCATGTCGAGCAATCCTGACGCGCAGGCAGGTAAGCGTGGCAGCCGTATCCTGGACGAGTTCGCCCTGCATGCAGATCAGCGCAAGTTGTGGTCCATCGCCTACCCAGGCATCACCTGGGGCGGCAGCATGGAGTTGATCAGCACGCACCGTGGGTCACATAGCTTCTTCAATCATTTAATCCGGGAAGCTCGCTACGGCGGTAATCCCAAGAAGATCAGCTTGCACCGAGTCACCCTGCAGGATGCTTTGGAGCAAGGCTTTCTGTACAAGCTTCAGCAGGCGCTCCCCGCTGATGCTGAGCAACAGGGAATGGATGAGGCTCAGTACTTCGACTTCATCAAGAGCGGCTGCGCCGACGAAGAGTCGTTTGACCAGGAATACGGGTGCGTCCCGGCTGACGACGATGCAAAGTTCTTGGAATATGGCCTCATCACCGCCTGCGAATACTCGGGCGGTACCGACTGGAAGCGCGGCCTGGAAGGGCCGTTCCAAGGGCGCTTGTATGCCGGGGTCGATATCGGTCGCAAGAAGGATTTGACGGTGTTGTGGGTGGTGGAGGTGTTGGGGGACGTGGCCTACACCCGGCACGTCGAGGTGATGGAGCGCATGCGCAAAAGCGACCAAGAGAAGATTTTGTGGCCCTGGTTTGAGATCTGCGATCGTGTGTGCATTGATGCCACAGGTCTGGGCATAGGCTGGGTTGACGATGCGCAAGACCGATTCGGTGAACGGCGCATTGAAGGCGTGACTTTCACGGGCCAGGTTAAAGAGGCGCTTGCTTACCCGCTACGAGGCGCGATGGAGGATCGCAAAGTACGCATCCCCGAGGACGCGAAGATCCGCGCCGACTTACGCAAGGTACAGAAAGTAACCACACCCTCGGGGAACATCCGATTTGTTGCCGAGAGCACACCAGACGGCCACGCTGACCGCTTCTGGGGGCTGGCGTTGGCACTGCACGCTACCGATACGGCGGCTGGTCCGGTGCACGTGGCCAGCCGATCCGTGCCGTCCGCCAGACCGATATCCAGCCAGCTTTCGGGGTACCTGCCATGACCCTGAAAAATAAGTTAGTGAGCGCTTTTCAAAAGAGGGGGCTTCGTGCCGTTTTGCATGGCTTTGGCACCCTAGGTACCACCCGTCCCCTTTGCGTCGTTTTTGAAGGGGGACTTAACCCCTTATTTCCGGCCTTGGTTGCCCAAGGTCACCCCAGGAGTTCCAAATGACCCGAGGTTTGTACATTTCGCCCACCGAGTTCCGGTCTTTTGCCGACCAGGCTGACCCGATGGCCGGTGGGCTGGCCGGTCAGATTGCGACCCGGCTGGCGGCTGGGGACATGAGCAGCTTCTTCGGCCTCTTGCCCAATCCTGACCCCGTACTCAAGGCAATGGGAAAGGACATCAAGGTTTATCGAAACCTGCTGGCCGACCCGTTGGTGATGGGAGCACGTCGACGTCGAGCCGCTGCAGTTTTGTCGATGGAACGTGGATTCGACAAGGAACAGAGCAAGCGCACGCCCGCTCGCGTGTTCAAGGCTCTTGAGGCTGCGTTTGCACGCTTGGATGTGCAGCGAATCGTGCGCGACTTGATTGATGGGGCCTTCTATGGCTACAGGGTCGCTGAAATCATTTGGGAGCCCGCCGAGGGCATGGTGCTGCCAAAGG